TCTGCTATGTGAGTACGCGTAGGGACTATCTCATAGTCTTTGTTGATCAGTTCTTGATATACATCGGGGTTTTCCCCGTCGGGATTATCCCCACGAGGTGCGACCTGCGGTGATGTGTTTCTCACACCTTTATCCACACGCTGTGGAGTGTCGAAGACGAGCGTGTCATAGCACCACTTGCCACCTTCGTCTTGATACCTTCGGCGCTTGATGTAGCCACAGTTCTCCAGCTCTGTCATCGCTGTCCTGATGGCATCTATGCCCTCGCGCTTCACACTCGCCAAGTGTCTCGTGGAGGTTCTCCAGTTGTCAGGTTTCGAGAGGACGAAGATGAGGACTGCTGTGGCCTTAAAGGTAAGACGCGAATCCTCAATGATCTCGTTCCTAATTTGAGTCCAATTTGACTCTGGTCTGGGCGCTCTATAGATGCTCATACGATGTCGTCCATTGTGACGCGCTTACCGGCACGATAGGACTGATAGCCGGCGACAGTACCATCCACGATGACCTTGACATAGCGGTCAAGATGCTGATCTTGGTTGAGAAGCGTTAATACGACCGAAGGGTTCGTCTCAAGCTGCTTCGCTTGTTTCTCGGTCAGTAGTCGAGGCTGTCCCACTCGGAACATAGTGATCACTTGGTACTGAATCATCCGAGCTTCGTCCAGTTGTTCTCAATGAGGGTCTCGGCATGGTTTACGCTTCGAGACAGCGCCGAGATGAAGATCCCATCAATGCTTAAGTATTCCATCTGGAAGCCGATCGTTCGGACGGCGAAAATATAGATGTAGTGACGGTCTTCGTCTGAGGTCTTGAATAGGACTCTCAAAGGTCGGATGGGTTGCATCCATTCTGTGGGTTCGGGGCTCATTGGGCTTCTTCTCTCTGTTGTAGTGACTTGAAATGTTTGATAGCTGCGCTTGGTGGTGCGAGCTGTGCGATCGGTAAGTCGTAGCAGTCGCTCGTGAAATATCGTCCGCTTGGAACCTCACTACCGTCAACTAGGCGACGCGTCATCGGATCACCTTGATGGCGAAAAGTTGCCATCCTGAAAAACTTGTCCCAGGAGCATCCACCAAGAAGCCAAACGGCCTCAGGTTTGCCGGCGACATACTGAAGGTTTGAGAAGAAGATGAAGTCTGACTTCTCATTACCTTTGTTCCATAGGGAGAAGTTCACTCGGTAATGCATCTGTGGCTCACAGTTAATCGTCTGAGTTTTGACTTCAATCGTGTGACCTGAGTGAAGTCGGATGTCGCTCTTGTTGCTTTGATGTTTGTAGGCCAGCAGATCGTTATTCCAGCAGTAGTCAATGACTGAGATTTCGCCGATCGCGCCGAGCAGTAGATGATCCTCTTTGAAGTTTGATCTCGTTTTAATGCTTTCAACATCATGACCTTCAAGTAGTTCGTAAGCCTCAGCGATGAGACGATCGGTGACCTGTACTCGAATCATCAGAACGCTTCTCCTTCGGTCATCTTCTTAGACTTCAGATCGGCGACCAAAGTCTCAAACGCGGCACGCCCAGATGGGATCTCGCCGGCATAGCCCAGAGCTCTGAGGAGTCGTCTCTGACCTTCGGAAGCCTCCCAGACCTTGGAAGGTTTCTCCTCCTTCTGTCGGTTGATCACTTCCTCCAGTGAGGCCATCTTCGGGAACGACATCATGAGTCCAGCCAAGCGTCCGAGACAACTCGTGGAAGCGTTCATTTGCTCTGAATCTCTGGTGAACGAATTTTTGCCCGGGAAGGGCTCAAAGCAGGTCGCCATGCAAGGGACGGGGTCGTCGGGAGTTCGCCATGCCTGCATCGTGACACTGATGAAGATCTTGTCTCCGATCGTAACGATCTCTGGGCGATGCTCCTTGATGCGAAGCTCAGGCCACTTCTCTAGTAGAGCTGCGAAGCGTGTCGGGACATCAATGTAGTTACTGAGATCCATAGCGTTGGGCCTCCTCATACTTTTCAATCACAGCGGTGAGGCTTGTGTTTGGGCCGTGATCGGGATCGGTGCTTGGAGCGTAGAAGTCAATGAGATGATCGTAGAGATCCATACTCATCGTCTCCCAGAACCTGATGCGCTTGTCTCGAATCTTCAGACGAAGCTCAAGATCGGCGATGTGCTTCTCCTGCTCACGAATCGTCTGAACCATACCGTCGGGGTCGTTCATGGATAATCCTTCCTAGTGGGATAATCCGACCCTACCTGATGGGTGTGTCAGAGTGGAGCATCCCATGTCTCTGATTCTCCGAAGTGCCTCCCCAAATACCTGGAAGGGCTCGATAGCCGAATGAGAGCGCATACTTGAGACAGTCTTCAATGACCGGACAGGTTTCGCAGACAGCGACAGCTCTCCGAAGGTCATGCCATGAGCTCGCGCCAGGTTCGGGGAAGAACCAGTCAACGGGCAGATCACGACAAGCTGCAGACTCCTGCCAGTTCAGCATGAGATGCTCCAAGGCTGCCATCCACACTTCCCAGCTTCTTCTCGAGAGTTCCACAGCAGAAATGCGAAACGCAGGTTAGATGATGGGATCGCCATGTCTTCAAGTGTCCAGCCCATCTCTGAAAGCCACTCTTCATGGATCTGGTTGATCTGGGTTAATCCGTGATCCTGTCCATTGAACCATTCAGAGTCTGCTGAGATTGATTGACAGCGCGATTCCTTCCACATAACGCGACCGAGGGTCTGCAGGACTTCTGTCCGATTGGGCCAGCCCATCTCTACGGCGAGCGGTAGCCATTCTTGACACTTGGTGTCGGGATCTATCTGAGCGAGCTGTACGAGCGTTGTAGTGGTCTCTACGGGCTCGTCGTAGATAGTCGCGTTCTCCTCTGCGATCATCTGAGCGATCAGGGCTTCTTGGTCTGCGATCTGTTCATCGGTCAGGGGAACGATCTGAACGGTCTGAGGCACTTTGATAGTTGTTTCTGGCGGTGAGTCACCACCTGATCCGAAGATCACGACCAGGCTGAAATAGGCGAAAGCCACAATGGCTAGGAACTTGAATGGGTGCATTATTTGCCTCCAGTGTCGGGGCTCGGCTTGTGCCGTGCTCTCTTGGCTGAATCAGTTGACCGAATCAGCGACGCGATGTCAAGTCATTCGGCGAAGATTCGAGCGAACGCTTCCTCGACAAGCTTCGGACTGTCACTGAAAAGTGGCGAGATCTCCACATGAGTCCAGTCAGCTCCAGGAGTTCCGCCGTTGCGAGTGGCAGTCCAAGCCTTCCAAGCGTCACGATCGCATCGGTAGCCTGCTCCCCACTTTGTGAGACCAGTCAAAGGGCATCCAGTGCCATCGTAAGCGTGGATCTCTTCAATGTTCAGATCGTCCCGATGCTCATAGAGGAACTCCACGAGAGCCTTGCGCTGAGGCTTCGTACCTTTGAGATCTACAGCTCGCCAAGTGGCATGAACCGACAGCTGTGGGCCTGAACGCATCGGACGATTCGCATAGATGCCGATGTTCTTGACACCGAACAAATACTCGCAGAACTCCACGAATCGCTTAGTGCCGGCGCGAGGTGTCGGATGATTGCCATCTTTGCTACCTGTGTACGGTCTAGATGTCATTGTCTTTGTCCTTGTCTTTCAGGCCGTTAGATGCCAAGAGTCCAGTGAGAGCTCCAGCGAGCACAAGAAGAACGCTTGAGAGCGTCTCCCATGACTTCGAGTCATTAGGTGACACTTCGAGAGGCTGTACGACGAAAGTCAGTGAGTACAAGATCATGCCGACGGACATGATGAAAGTGAGGGACAGCGCGAGTCCGACCATCAGGACGAGGCGCGCTTTGATCTCTGAGTTGGTGAGTCTTTTTCTCATGGTGTGGTTGCTCCTGTTCCGGTGTCGCATCGTGGCGCTTCGGGTTGGGTTACACAGTTGCCTCGAGTGCGGTCAGTGCATGAGGTGATTACGAAAGTCATCGCGATGATCAGAGCTGCAGCGACGAGCAAAGTTTTCATGGCAGCGGTGGGTTGTTGATTGCATCAACGCCTGAAATGACCCATGCTTCGTACTCTTCGTCAGTCATCAGGCGTTCGGTGTCGTCTACTTGAATGTAGACAGCATCTTGAGGGTAGAGGGCCATGTATTCTTCGGGGGTCATGAGTATGAGTTCCTGTATCCATAAACGCGGATTGTTCCACCTGTAAAAGTTCCGGCACCAGCCGTGATTGTAAACGCACTATATGACAATCCTAGGTTGTGGTATCCACCAATACTTCCTTGAACCGAACCTGCACTGACGCCGACAAAAGAACCGTTATACCAAGTTTCTTCGGCTATAAATGGTTTATGTATGTCGATACACGCTGAAAGTCCTTCAAGAGAGCCATAACCCAAGTTCCAATATGCAATACCGTTGCCAGCAACTGTTGCCGCTACGCCTGCATATGAAGCGTATTGGATAGACGAATAATATCCAGCGGCACTTGCGCCTAAAGTCATGCGTGAAACCGCATTAGAACTGGCGGTGCCACCACTAACAATAATGCGGTATGACTCGTAGTCAGCACTAAAAGCACCCGTGACAGTGACGCTAGAGACTGCTGTACCGATGGTCTGTGTTTTGACGATGAATAGGCCGAGACCGTTGACCGCTGAGCCTGTCTCATTCATGTCGTCACTGGTCAAGATCTGACCGGCAGTAAAGATTCCTAGAACTGGGACTGTCATAATTCTCCTTTAGACAAAGCCTGGAACGCCATAGCTGAGTCGGTTGTTGTCAAGAGTACCGAAAATAGCGTCGTCAAGTATGAATGAACGATACAACTCCGCTGGAGTCAAGAAGAACACATACTCAGTCTTCTCAGGATCTGAGTTGATCTGTAGCCCTTCAATGACACACTCGTAGGTCGTGTCCGACACCGTGCCTGGGATGCGATAGACGACATCAATGTTCTGACTGATGAAGTCGTTGTACTGCTGAAACAATGTCAGAGTCGAAGGGTTGACTGCGTAATCCATGACATGGATCTCAAAATAGACTTGATTTACGCTTAACGCGTCGCCCATCAAAGCCGCCAGATATTCGGCGCATCCTTGAGCTTGACTACCGCTTCCGTCAACTTGTGTCGTAGTCGTTGCCCATGTTCCCCAAAGCGCGACTCCTGCAGCGTTTGTCGCAGTGAATGGGCCCCAAGGGCCATCTACTGTGACGACATTGTTGAACGAATCGCCGAGTGTAGATCTGAAGACTGCGTTCATTGGGAGCACTGTCGCCGATGCTGTGCCTCCGAATGACAATGTTGAGACATTCTCGCCTACTTGAGACCTTGCCAATAGTTTGATGGTGTCGCCATAGTTGATCATGAGACCGTGTTCGGTCTGCATATTTTGCGCTAGTCGAGCACCGATCGTTCCGGTGTATCCGTCCTCAACGAATGCTGCACTGTTGCCATCATTTGTGAAGCTGATGAGTGGCGTGTATTCCGCTAGTTGCTGAAGCGTGTTGAAGTCGCCGAGATCCGCGTTCACAAGTTGCTCACGCGACAACACTCCGAAGAGGTCTATCGCTGTGATCGTCGCTGTCGCACCACCTGACGCGTACTGGAATCCGTCATCGTAGGAGACTGCTTGAGTGTAGAAGAAGCTCCTCGCGTTGTTGTTTGTCCCGACTCCGTCTCTATAGACCTTGATTTCTGAACCTGGGAGGAATGCTCCTGCCAAGTTTGTCGAGTTGTCAATGGTCAGGGACAGCGTTTGAGGCGAGTAGTTCTCAAGCCATCTCTTCTTGCCGTTGAAGAAGGACAGCGAATAGACGAAGCCGTCAAGGCTGTATCCGTCCACTGTCACTTTCCAAAGGTTCTGACCCATTAGAGCGGTCTCGTGGTCACTGGCACTGGCCCACTCATGCGGACGTAGCGTTGTAGAGCTGCGACGACAGCGTTCGGATCTGCTGAGGTGACTGTGATGTTAATTGTTGGGCCTCCGCCACCGAAACCCATGCTGGCAAGTTTGGAGAGAGGAATGATCGCTTCGGGTTCGCCACCTTCGCCAATCATTGCGATCTGAGGCGAGGTCACAATTCCGCCCTCGGCTAGCCGATTGAGTTTGACTTCTGGGATTTTTCCGAAGTTGACGAACGGCCCTGCAGCGGAATCAATGCCATCCAGGATCTTATTCAAACCTTTGATGGCAAAGTTGAGTCCGCCTTCTAGACCTCCGATGACTGCGTTGATTACGCCTTTGAACGCTCCTCCGATGCCGTCAAAGATTTTTACTCCAAGATCTTTGAGTTCTCCGAAACCTGACTTGATCGCGCCAAAGACGAATTTCACAACGTCCCACCAGATGAGGAAACCTTTCTTAATTCCGTCAATGGCTTTTCCGAATATGTCAAACTTGACTTGGAGTGCTATCAGTGCAGCGATGATTGCGAGGATGACGACTGCACCGGTCGCAACCCATAGTGCCGAGAATGATGCTGTCGCTGCAGTCGTGGCAACTGTGACTCCGCCAGTAGATGTTGCTAGGGCAGCGTTTGAAGCAGTGAGACCACCGTTGAGAGCTGCTGTTAGTGCTTGGACTGCGTTATAAACTGCGAGAGCTGCATTTGTGGCGATGACAGCTGTCGCGATGCCTCCGATGACTATGCCGAGAGTGACGACGACTCCTTTGTTCTTTTTAATCCATTCAGCGAACGCAATAAATTTCGGAAGAAGTTTCTCGGCGAGTGGCATGACGGCTTCACCGATGGACTCTTTGAGTTCGCCCATCTGAATCCCGAGGTTCTTCATCTTGCCCTGGGTCGTGTTTGCTGCAGTTGAGGCTTGACCTGCGAAGGTCTCGCCCATAGCTGCAAACACTTCGTCAGTCGTCGCGCCATCTTCAATCAATGTCGCCAGTGCTGGGTCAAGTGCTTTGAGTGCTTTGAAGTTGCCGTTAAAAGCCTTGGACAATGCGTCCGAGACTGAGCCGAGATCCTTACCTGTGCCCGCTGAAATGTTGAGTGCGAGGCCCATCAGATCTTGAGCCTTTGCGACATCTCCAGTTCCTCGAACTAGCGAGTCGAGAGCTGGGCGAAGTTCGTCATCGGCAACAGCTGCAGCGACCGAAGTCTTTGAGATAAAGTCCTCTACTGACTTGACCTGGGCATCGTTCGCTCCGGTGACATTGGTGAGAGTGGTGGCAAGTTTTTGGGCTGCAGCGTCATCCTCGGCAAACGCCTTGACAGCGTCAATAGCGACAGCGCCGACAGCTGCGAGAGCGAGCCCTGCAGGCACTGCAGCCTTCTTGATAGCGAACGCTGCCTTCTCGCCTTTGGTCTCCAGTTTTTTGAAGTCAGCGATGGCCTTGTCAATGCCGGCAGGATTCCACTCGGAGATGATCGGGAGGTTAATAGCCACTACTAAAACTCCTTCTGTGCGTCAAGCATGAACTGCTGGATAATCGGCTGAAGTGCTCGTTCAGCATCTGCAGCCATTGACTCGACATCTTTCCACATATAGCGAGAAGGTGTCCCGATACGCGAGTCAAGCGCGCTAGCGAAATTGGGTCGCCGATATTTTGGCTCTCGGCGCGACTTCGTTCCGCCAGCCTTGCCAGCCATGTCAGTGATCGCCACTGGAGCACCTTTAGTCACGACTCGAACGACTGCGATCTGTTCAGCTCCTGCAGTAATAGATCCAGTTTTCGGCTTGCGAGTGTTTAAGGAGATCTGCACCTTCTTCACTCCAGCCCAACCTGTGCGACCTCTGTGAGCCATACCGCTCAAAGGTGGCGACTGTGGCACTCGAGCATTAATTGCATCTACGAGAGGCTTCGCTGCAGCTTTCGTGTCCTTTAACAATGTCCGACGCATCGCAGGATTTAACTTCTGCATCTTCTTCAAAGCGTCCTGCAGACCGTAAGTATCAAGTCTCACATCTGCAGCCATTAGTTCTTCCGTCTTTGTTCATTGATGATCTGAACGCAGGTTGCCAGGTCATCTGTCTCGAATGTAATTGTCGGAGGCCAGAACCCAGTCTCAACTAGCAGAGCTGCTAGTTGTCGCCGGAAGCCTCCTTGGTAGGGACTGCGGACGCAGTCTCCACCACTTCTAGATCTTCTAACTTCTTGACAAACTCATCAAACGAGATCGGTACTGGATGACCTTGTTGCTTACTGGCCTCGTAGGCCATGTATGCGAGGTCTTCCATGCCGAAACCATTTGCAAGATCTGAAGCTCGTCGCTTCATTTTGCGTTCCCACGAGATGATCACGAAAAGGTTCGTGACCACTTGGTAGGTCTCGCCATCGGCGAGCTTGACACTGAGTGTGAGTTTCATGTTTCTCCTAGTCGGGGTTCGGATTACTAGATCAGGGTGTAGTCACATCGCGGACGAATGTTCCGCCCTTGAAGGTGGCCTCAACGACCGAGAGCTCACCAACTGTTGCCATGATCGGTGTCACGGTTTCCAAGTAACAACCAGTCAAAGTGTACTCGGGGTTAGATGCTGACTCGGTTGCGCCGGCTGGGCTGATGACGATCGTTGAGATGACTCCGAACATTGAGTTCAGCATTGTTTCAACTTCGGTCGCGCCGTAGCTCTGGAACAAGGTCAGCGTAAGCTCATTCGAGTAGAGACCAGCGGTGAAAGTGCGTGAGGTTTGACCGAAGGCTGTGTTCTCGAGTGCTTCTGCCGTGAGGGTCAGGGTTGCAGCTGAGCAGTGATCGGTCAAGGTCATCGCCGAAGGGCTTGTGACGGTGACTGTTGGGTTGCTGAGATAGGTGACTGTTGCCATTGTTTTGTCCTTTATACGCGGCTAGTGCCGATTCTAATTGTGAGGTCGTAAGCAGGTAGATCTTGCGATCCGATCTGGGCGACTGTGGGTCGTCCAGATACAACTGCGAGGGAGGAGTTCATGAGCGTGTCAACGACTCCGAGTATGTAGTCCGTAGTGTCTTGGTTGCCGGGTGGCGCGCCCAGGACTCGGAGATCAACCGTGATGTCCGCTGTCTGGTTATTGAACGCACTGAAAGTAGGAAGCTCAATGAATACAGTAAGAGGTCGAGCGTTCCGAGGATCAGTGACCGGCACAAGGCCGAGAGCGGTGATCGTCGCCGAGACAGCGCTGATCGTGTCTGTGAAGATGCCTGCCATCTCATGCCACTTGCGATCTCTTGATACCGAGCAACTGGTTAATCCGACCCATTGAAGCGACAGGTGCGGAGATGTTCATGTCTTGGAAACTGTTAAAGGAGTCCAATGAACCTCTCTCACGGTACAGACTCGCAGCCATAAGCACCACTCCAGCCTTGACTGCAGCATCGGGGACGGTGGTGAGGCTGTCGGAATATCCAGCCTGCACTCTGCGCTTGAATGACCAAGCATTCGACGCGTTGACTGATGAGGTCATGAACGCTGTGTCATTGGCGGTCGCTCCGCTGATGCCGAGGAACTCGGTGAGATCGCTCACTGTGATCCAGGTGCAGGTCTGAGTCCAGACGAGCGATCCGACTGGATCAACTGCTTCTCGAGCAAGATCTGCTCCGACATCTTGGAACAGTAACTGGTTCGGGATAATGACATCAGGGTTGAAAAGGTAGTCACCTTGGTCATCTGTTCCGATGAAGAGGTAGGTCGGTACAGCGAAAACGACATGAGCGCCGTTGAGCTGTGCTGCACATCCTGAGAGTGTGATCGTTTGTCCGACAGCGATGTCGGTTGATTCGAGAGTCTGAACGACAGCGACATTGTCTAGCACCATTTGATGCGTGACTGTGTATGTTGCCATCGTTCAGATCTCTCTCTTCGTCAATCGGATTAGGCGCGCTTAACAAACTTGGTGTCGTCAATCATTACGGAGGAAAAGTACCCTCTGAACTTTATGACTCGACCGAGTGCTCCGTCTGCAAGTTCAACACTGACAGCTCCGCGCTGCTGCTCCCACGCCTCGAAGCCAGTGCTGTCACCGACATACAAGTTCTTGCCACCAGCAGCGACCAAGTTGCGATCGACTACGAGGTTCAATCCGAACGCGTTGCCGTTGAAGTTGCTCGCTGCGGTTGTACCGAATGCGTTTTGTGGGCCGACATTCGGGAACAACGGACGACCTGCATCGTCAACCAATGCGCCGAGCGATGCGTAGTAAGCAGGTGACATCACGAGCACATTGGGCAGGTTGCCGTTTGAGTTGTTCAAGATCTGCTCTGCTGAGTTGTAGATGAATGAGACCCAGTCGGCAGGACTGCTGCCAGAAGTCAATGTTTCGGTCTGGGTGACTCCTGCTTCGAATGTTGCACAAGCTGCGACATCGGTGGCGTTTGCGTAGATGCGTGCCATGTCATCAATCAATGCACCAAGAACTTCGGGTGAGGTCATGTCCATTGATTCTTCGGAGAGCTTGACATATCCGCCGTAGAGAGCCTTGGTGATCTGAATGTCGTCCACGACAAAAGTGCCTTGATCAAGTGCGACGAGTTCGCCGTTACTTGCGCCGATAGTCGTGTTAGTCGTGACCTTCGGGCGGATGAAAACCTTGCCGGATGCGGGCATCTGGCGGACTCCCATCGCAGTGATCAACGGACGATAGTTCGCGACGAAGTTGTTGTAGATCGGCGAGATGATCGGCACTGGCAAGATGCCAGGTGTGTCGGTCGTGGTGACATTCGGTGCAGCTGCAACGATGCGCTGGTTGAACTCAGCGAACTCGCTACCGCCAGCGACAAACTTGACCATGTACTCGGCAATCGTAGGAAGCTTGAACTCGCGCTTCGGTGCTGCATATTGGATCGGAGCAGTGGGTACTGCTGCTTCTAGTGCTTCTGACATTTCATCCTCCTCGGATGGTTGGGTTGGGGTTGGTATTACTTCTTCTTCGTCGGGTGCTTCCTCTTCGGGTGAAGAGGCTGCGACTGAATAGACCTGAGCTGATTCGTAAGCCGGAACGGTGACGACCGACAGCTCAACGAACTTAGCCTCAGAGACCTCTAGCGTTCCGTCTGCGAGGCGCTTAAACTTGGTCGGCACTGCTCCGACCGAGACCGAATCCAGAGCTCCATCAGCCAAAAGAGCAAGGGCATCATCCGCTGCTCTTGTCATACTCAGCTTCGCGACGAACATCATGCCCTCGGCAGTGGAGACTCGTTCAGTGACGCGTCCGATGACGCGCGTGTCGTCGTGGTATTCCAAGAGTTTGGGCATTGGGCCATCTTCGGGAAGTGAGCCCTCAAGGAAGACGACCGATTCTCCACCGGACAATGTCGCTTTGACATTCCAGGGGACAGCGAGTCCAGTGATCTGACGCGATGGTTCACCATCTGCTGATGCGTCAAGTGTGATCTGTTGAGCGGTAAGTCGAATCATGAAGCGGTCTCCTGTGGTGTGCGCGATGAAGCTGGTTCTTCAACACTGATCTCGGTGCGATTCATCTCAACATCTGCTATCAGATCATCGGTGTCAAATTCCACGAACCTATTACGCGGAAGGATGTCTATTCCGCTGAGGGTCTCTTGGATGCAGTCCATATAGAGCTTCGCTCCCAGCAGATAGAGATCCTGCTTGGCCTGAAGCGCGTTGCTGTAGTTGTAGCCAGAGATCCCGATTCCGAGAAGGTAAGCCGGAACTCCGATCGCGCGTGACAGTTCGAGTGCGCTGAAGTTTCGCGCTTCCACGAGCTGAAGTTTGCTCGGGTCGGTGTCGAATTGTTCGTACTTGACAGCACTGTTCAATGCTCCGACAGCGTTCACGCGTCGAGCGTTTGACCATGCTGCAGCGAGCTCACCGAGCGACTCAGCGTCAAGTGGTTCAGACGAGTCGGTCTGCTGTAAATATCCAGCGACGATCTCGTTAGAGGCGAAGCGTTCAGCTGATCGGTCTAGTTTGATGGCGGTCTCTAGGACTCGGCGACCTGTCCAGAGGAATCCTTGAACTGGTGCGAGGAACTGGATGACATCGGATGTCGGAACGGCGATCCCGTTGAAAGTGATGTTGTCGGATTTTCCGAAGAACTGCGGGCCTGGCTGATCAAGCGAGTCAACCATTTCGCAGGGCATCCACTGGAACGACAGCGGACGACCAGTGGCAGACGAGCGTGAGGTGACATACCAGAACGCGCGACCGCGCATCATAAGATCCATGCAAGTGTTCGACATGATGAAGTTACGCGTCAGAGTTGGGTCTGGAGTGTCCATCCAGGACTCGGTCTCAAGATAGATCTTCTCGTACTCTTCGCCAGTCCACTGTGTCGTGTAGTGGCGGAGCGGTAACGAGCCCACAAGCGAGATGATCATCTGTGTCGCGCGTGAAACTGTTGGAACGGACAAGGCCAGCTCCGAAGCCGCCCCGACGGTGTAACTCCAGAACTGACCGAGTCCGCTTTGTGAAGCAGAACCTGCGGCAGCTTGAAGCGGTGCGTGCGCGAACGCAGGAGTCGCGTCCTGCTTCTTACTTCCGAAGAGTGCCATCCCTCGGATTCTCTCAGACTTTCTAGCGTCCGTCCACTAGGGTCAGCCGAAAGCCATCTGAGGTTTCGCTGTGGCTTTCGGACGCGATGTCAGCATGATTCCCCACACTGAACATCGTGCGAGCTCGATGGGCCCTGGGCTCTTCTGCGAACTGAGCACTATCGCACCTCCCGTTTTTACCGCGACCGCTCTGGCGAAATGTTCTGACAGTGCGAGGTCGCCAGTGTGCCGGACGCGATCCTCAACGATCATCGCACGAGCTGCACCAGTCCACTTGATCAACTCTGCATAGCCGACGATCGTCATCCTTCGGCGAAGATCTGGCGGACAGTGGATCTCCAAAGATGGAGTACACGCAAGCTTGACTTGTGGGTCGGACATTCGAGTCACGACTTCGGCCCACATCTGCTGAGCGGATTCCACGACGAACTCGGTCGTCACGATGACGCGCGTTCCGTCGTACGCGCAACCGATCCCGACATAGCGTGACTCGTCAACGGATGAGTCAATGACAAGCCACTGGATCGGTGGCATCTGATCTACCGTCTTCCGGTCATTCCAGAGATTGATCGGGAGATAGGAGTTCGTGGAATCCACCCACAGATTCAAGTGGCCTCGGATGAACGCTTGCCGATTAGGCGAGTCGAACGCGAGCTCTAACGCTTTCATCGTGATCGTTGTACCGAGGGCAGGGTTCGCCCAGCCCCAATAGCGCCGATCTTCCAGACTGACTCCAGGAGGAAGTGACCACTCTGCGAAGTACAGCGAACCAGTTCGGCCTGAGTCAATCGCTGCCATTCCTTGCTCTCGAAGCTGGAGGAGAACTGTTGAGCCTTGGTCGCCGGCGGTGCTGAACATCATCATCATCGGGTTCTTCTTGATGGCGATCTGTGACGGTCTCAGAGCAGTGAATACGACCTCTGGGCTGATGTCCCAAAGTTCGTCCACGAGGATGACCGAGGCTGTCATTCCGTGAGCGTGAGCGGAAGCTGCGACGACAGCGATGGATGATCCATCTGGGAAGTTGACTCGCTCGTCTCCGTTCTGCCATCGGACTTTGCAGAGAAACTTGTCTTCAAGATCGCGTACGACATCACGGAAGAGGGCCATGCTTCGTCGCTTCTGGTTGGCAACGATCACGATCGTCTGAGGCTCTTTCTGGATTGCTGCGTACTCGGTCGCCATAAAGCCGGCGACAGCTCTCATCACCAAGCTCTTGCCGTTCTGTCGAGCGGTACTGATGCAAGCTTCACGGAAGACGAAGTCACCGTTCTCGTCCAAGCTGAGTGCATCATTGATCACGCGCTTCTGCCAGTCCATGAGATCAATGTTGAGGACGCGCTTCGCCCAAGCGGTTAGGGCAGGGCCGAAACTCTCGCCGGCATTAACGGGCGTGACCAGTCTCGGCTCGATCCTTCCCGATGTTGGAATATCCGACTCCGATCCTGCTGGTTCAGGCTGGTTCTGACTGGTGGAGGGGATTTCCCAGT